CTGACATTCGTGAGCAGTACATGAGTTCGATTACTGCTCGTCTGAGTGGTTTGGAAATGGTTGCGATGGGTGTTCTTTCTGATGCTCAAGAACTGATGACCTTTGGTAATGATCAAGCAACTGATCAGGCACGCAAAAACATCAATATCGCAAAGTTCATTCTGTCAGAAATGATGGAAGCCCGAATGACTGAAACTGTTTAATTAAAAGGAAAATATATTATGTTCTATAAATCAAAATCTGAGATCCGTGCTGAAACAGAAAAACAAGTGAAACTCTTTTTGAAGAAGGGTGGATCGATCGAAGTTGTAAAGGCACGCAAAGCACCAACGCAACGCATGTCTGGTAAAGTCACAAGATCTGGTTCCACTGGGACTTCTGGTTTTGCAGCTGGATTCCCTCGTAAGAGTTGCATCTAAGTGTTGTCTTTAATTCAGAATTGCGGTATAATAGTAGTATGAAAATCGAAAAGGAATTGCAAATGTCAAACGAATTCAAATCTTGGGAAGAAATGTCTGTGTTGGAACAAATGCAATGCCAGTACTGGGATATGTACAAGGATGCGTATGGCGTCCGTCCTCGTGGTATCGATACCACTGAGTGGACTGAGGAAGAATTCATGGCTGAATTCGAAACTCTTGGTCGAGTCATCGAGCGTGAAGAGATTGCTCGCAAAGAAAGCGAAGCCAATGCGTCTGTTCGGTTCGAAGCACAGATGGATTCTTTGATGCAGTCTGGTGCAGTTAGTCGTGATGCTGCACTCAAGTGGATTCACGAAGCAGAAGGTAGCAATGGTGACGATGAGTACCTGTGCTTCTTGCTTGGTCTTTCATATGGTTACTTTAGGAAAGCAGCATGATTCTCGCTAGAGAACTCACTCAGTGGGATGCTGGTACGGCATGTAACCATACCTACATCATGACTGAATCCATGGACAAAATCTTTGGTTACTTCAAACGAAATGATCCAAAAGACTTCATGATGTTCAAGAATCCGATTCGTATTGATACACGCTATCGTAAATTCAAAGTTATCAAACGCAACATGTACTTCAAAGGACAAGAGCCAACTCATCAGATCTGGCATGTCAAGGGTACTAAAGACCATGTTTATACCGTAGAGAAGTCAGAGCATGGCATGTATTGTAGTTGTATCGGTTTTAAATATCATGGTAAGTGTAAACATATTGATGGAGTGATGAATGAACATAAATGAATTTCTAAACAGTCTTGCTGAAAATGCCTCACGCAATTTCAAGATCGACCAATTAAACGCACAGAGCGATAACGAAACTCTGCGTGAGGTTATTCGGCTAGCACTAGATCCATTTACTCAATTCTATCAACGAAAGATTCCTGAGTATACCACTGACTCAAAACAAACAAGTCTTGATCAAGCCATGCTTGCATTGTATGACTTGAAAGAAAGAGTCGTGACTGGTAATGCAGCAATTGAATATCTCCGTATGCTTCTCTCATCCGTATCAGCTGATGATGCTAAGGTATTAGAGAGAATCATCTCCAAAGATTTGAAGTGTGGTGTTGATGTATCAACTGCCAATAAAGTTTGGTCTGGTTTGATTCCTGAATACCCATGCATGTTATGTTCACCATTTGAGCAGAAGTTGGTTGACAAGATTAAGTTCCCAGCCTATGCTCAAATGAAAATGGATGGTATGCGATTCAATGCCATTGTCCGTGATGGTAAAGTAGAATTCCGTAGTCGAAATGGTAAACAGATTCTGTTGTTGGGTAATCTCGAAGCAGAGTTCGCAAAACTTGCTGGTAATGTTGATTGTGTATTCGATGGTGAGTTGTTGGTCATGGACGACATGACGATGCAGTTCGCAGATCGTCAAACAGGTAATGGTATCCTCAACAAAGCAAACAAGGGTACAATCTCTGCCGTAGATGCAGCAAAGGTTCATGCAACTGTTTGGGATTTGATTCCTTATGTAGCATTCGTTGATGGATACTGTTTGACTCCATACTCAAAACGATTCGCCACTTTACAAGCAATTGTGGACAAACAAGAATCTGCAGGTAAAAAGATTTGGTCTGTAACTTCAACCATCGTGCAAACACTAGAAGAAGCACAAGACATTTTTCAAGGTTATCTTGCAGATGGATATGAAGGTATCATCCTTAAAGATGGTGCTGGTGAATGGGAAGACAAACGAAGCAAGACTCAGATTAAATTCAAAGGTGAATTGGAATGCGATCTTAAGATTGTTGCAGTCGAAGAAGGTAAAGGTAAAGCAGTAGGTATGCTTGGTGCAATCATCTGTGAATCCGCAGATGGAATTGTAAAGGTAAATGTAGGATCTGGTTTCAATGATGCACAACGCAAGCAATATTGGAAAGAAAATATAGTTGACAAAATCGTGGCAGTGAAGTATAATAGTCGTATCAAGAACAAAGTTGGAGAAGAATCTTTGTTTCTTCCAGTGTTCATTGAACTGCGTGATGATAAAGATGTTGCAGATAATTCAAAGGTGATAAAATGAAAGTAGTGATCAATCGTTGTTATGGTGGTTTTGGTTTGAGTCATGAGGCAGTTATGCGATACTTTGAGATCAAAGGTATCACTGTATACCCAGAGCAGGGTGAAGGTGTCTGGAAGTTTTGGACTTACTGGACAGTTAAGCCAGAAGATCGTGTTGAAGATAAAGAAGATGAAGCATTCTACTCAATGTCTATGGACGATCGTATGACTTATAACAAGTTGCGTTCAGAACAAACTATCTACGAACGAGAGATCGAACGACATGACCCAGCATTGGTTCAAGCAGTTGAAGAGTTAGGTTCTAAAGCCAATGGTTCTCATGCCGAACTATCAGTTGTAGAAATTCCAGATGATGTTGATTATGTTGTTGAGGAATATGATGGCATGGAACACATTGCCGAAGCACATAGGACTTGGGGATAATTATGCGTAGAGAACTAGACGAAGCACTCTGTGCAAAGTATCCGCTAATCTTTAAAGATCGTAATGCGGATATGCGAACTACAGCCATGTGCTGGGGACTTGAGTGTGGTGATGGTTGGTATAACATCATCGATATTCTTTGTGCTCTATTGACTTCTGATTATCGTGGCGCACATATTCGTTATGATCATCTCGTGGAAGCTGGTGTTGGTGGCATTCTTTACGGAACAAAAACTGTAACACAAGAAGACATTGATGTAGCCAAAGCAAAACTAGATGAAGAAACATTGAAGGTTCCAGTTGCAGTTCAAGTTAAAGAAAAGTTTGGTGGACTTCGTTTCTATGTTCAAGCTGCAACAGACAAACACTATCAATATATTTCTTTCGCAGAGTCTATGAGTTATCGTACTTGCGAAGAGTGTGGTGCTCCAGGAAAAACATACACCGATGGATGGCATCGCACACTTTGTGACATCCATGCAGCAATGTCTGGTCGTGAAGAAGAATATGAATCTGATGAGGGAGATGAATAATGTTTTATGGTAAAGATACGATTGAAGAAAACTTTGATGTTCTCCTACGAAAATTAGAACAACAAGAATTGTTTTTGTTTGATCCAATGCCAAGTTATAAAACTGGTGAAAGATGGACTGATGAATTTCGTATTCGTGATGGTCACACTAAACTTGCTGATGGTTCATGGGTTACTATTCATAAAGTAACTACTTGGGTTGATAAACTTAAGAAAGATACCACAGAGTTGTATGAACAAAATCAGCAAACTAATCGTGAGTTGAGTCTTGCTAAACGCAGGATTTATGAGATGGAATATGGATTGCGAGTTGCTGAAAAGGCATTGAAGAACTCGCTGGCTTTAACTAAGGAGATAATTAATGACTAAAGAATATATTGATGTGTTGAAACAAGAACGACAGGTTCTACTAGATCGTTACGATCCAGACAGTGAGGGTACTGGTCATTTCAATACTGCTGTTAGTGTATTGACTGCTCGTATTCAAGAGTTAGAAACACCAACTAAACTGAAACAAGGTTCGGTGTGGGTATTGGTCGAAGCAGTCATGTCTTACCGCATGCGTTACATGGTCGAAGCACCTGCGTCTAATCCAGAGTATGCCATGGATGATGTTACCTGCGAAGATGCTAAAGAGTTTTCTCAGTTGGCACTTCCAGAAGTAATTACATCACATCGTGTTGTTACTGAAGACGAAGCCATCGCTCTTTGTGATATTGATAATGATTATACTGCTGGTTGGACTAAAGAGCAAAAGATCAAATCATTCTTCACTAAAGATGGTGAAGGTAGAGGATTCTAATGTTCATGTTCGATGTGGAAACGCTGGGAGTAGAATCCAACTGTGTGGTTCTTTCTGCAGCTATGGTTCACTTTGATCCAGAGAAACGACCAACCTATCAAGACTTGTTAGACAATGCATGCTTTGTAAAGTTTGATGTCAAGCAACAATTGACAGCTGGTCGTTCAGCGTCTAAGTCTACTTTGGGATGGTGGAAAGACCAGCACGAATATGTTCGTAAGGTATCTGTGGATCCATCTGATGAAGACATGACTGTTGAAAACGGAATGCAAAAATTCTATGATTACATGGCAAAGTTTCCCAATGCAAAACAACAAACAATGTGGGCACGAGGTTCGCTAGACCAGATGGTGATTGATTCGCTTGCTGTTAAATTTGACTTGGAAGAAATCACAGGGTATAATATGTGGAGAGATGTCAGAACTGCAGTTGACATTATGTTTGGAACCACGAATGGCTATGTAGAAGTAGATCATCCTCTCTTCAAACGACATGAAGTTATCAAACATCATCCCGTCCACGACTGCGCACTTGACGCAATGCAACTAATGTATGGAAAAACTACTTAATGGAATTTTACACCAGCGTCCACCCAGTGGGCGACAAGATCCTCGTTAGAGGATATCAAAATGGCAGGGCATATCAGCGTAAGATAGATTTCTATCCTACGCTTTTTGTCACTTCTAAGGTTGAATCAAAATGGCAAACTCTGGAAGATACATTCGTTGATGAAATAAAACCTGGAGGTATCCGTGAGACTCGTGACTTCCTTAAACGCTACGAAGGTGTTGAAGGATTCCCAGTTTACGGTAACACCAACTACGCATATCAGTATATCAGTGACACTTACGAAGACGATGTCAACTGGGATATGGAACAGATTAAAGTATTCACAATTGACATTGAGACTGAAACTGAGAATGGATTTCCAGACATCAAGTCTGCCAATGAAGAGATTCTGTTAATCACTATCAAAGATCTTCAATCTAAGAAGGTTGTTACCTTTGCTCAAACAAAGTATGGCGAGTACAAGTCTCCTCGTTCTGATGTTACGATGGTCAACTGTCGTGACGAACAGCACATGCTCAAAGAGTTTATGATTTGGTGGCAAGGTAATTATCCAGATGTCATCACTGGTTGGAACACTGACTTCTTTGATAATGTTTATTTGATTCATCGCATTCAGCGAGAGTTGGGTGATACATTTGCCAATAAGATTAGTCCTTGGGGTTATGTCAATCAGCGTAAGACTTTTATCAAAGGTAATGAAGAGATTCACTATGACATTCTAGGTATTTCTCAGCTGGATTATCTTGAACTTTACAAGAAATATACATATACAAAGCAAGAGTCATATCGTTTGGATTACATCGCTGGTGAAGAACTAGATGATGCAAAGAAAGAGAATCCTGGAAATGACTTCAAAGATTTCTATACAAACTACTGGAAAGACTTTGTTGAATACAACATTCACGATGTGGAGTTAGTTGATAAATTAGAAGACAAGATGCGTCTGCTAGAGTTGCACCTGACCATGGCATACAATGCGAAGATTAATCCTGAAGATGTTTACTCGCAGGTTCGTATGTGGGACACTATCATTTACA